CGAGGTTCGCCGCCGACGACATCTCGGTCGGCGCGATGCGGGCGGCGTTGAGGACGGAGCGGGAACGTCCCGAGCTCCGCGACACGAACCTCCGTCGGTCATCGAGGCTGATCGCACAGTCGGAGGCGCCGGAGTCGTTGAAGTTCGGGTGGGAGGACGCGTGGGACCGCATGTGCGGCCTCGGCTCGTACCGCGAGCTGATGGTCGCGCTCGAGGTGCTCAGGGGACGGGAGGAGCCGCGCTACTCGATCATCTGGCAGGTCGTGTGCTTGGATCAGCCGTACGAGTTGTCGCCGCTACGGACTGCGTTCCTGAACGAGTCGATGACGGTGCTCGCGTCGTTGATGCCGGAACGGATCAAGGTGCCGTACTACCTGCGGGAAGACAAGAAGAACGCGTTGAAGAAGGACTCGCTGTGGCGGGGACGGTCGCCGGCGCACGCGCGGGAGCGGAAGGAACGTGACGCCGAGGTGTGCAGGCTCGCGTTCGAGGAGGGCTGGAAGAACGAGCGGCTGTGCCGGTATTTCGCGTTGTCGCTCGCGCAGGTCAAGCGGATCAAAGCAACAGCAAAGGAGCCAGTCTCATGAAGCTCGTCATCGGTAGTCAGCAGTCGGGTGCGGTCATCGAACTCGACCTCGCCTCGGGCATGAATGACCGCGAGTTGAACGCGCTGCTCGTCAAGGCGTTCGACACGTTGCGTGCGACACAGACGGTGGCGCGCGACCACTTCCTGAAGCACGAGACGCCCGACGAGAAGAAGCGTCGGCTGCTGTACGAGCGGAACCAGGAACTCGAGACGCTGCGGATCGAGAAGTCGAATCAGGCGCTCGAGCAGATGTTGAACGGCCCGGCGAACTGAGATGACCGTCCACTTCACGGTCGTCGGGAAGGCGGAGCCGGCGGGGTCGAAGCGGGCTGTGCCGACGAACCGGAACTGGCGTGTCGTGCCCGGCGTACGGTGGCAGGTGTTGGACGCGAACAAGGACGCGGAGGCGTGGAAGAAGACGGTCGCGTCGGCTGCCCGCGGCAAGATGCTGTCGTTGCGCGCCAAGCCCTTCGAGTCGGCCGTCGAGGTGCGGATGCGGTTCGTTCGTGCACGGCCGAAGTCGCACCTGCTGTCGGACGGTGTGAGGCTGTCGGCGGCCGGACGCGAGTTCCCGATGCTGACGTCGAAGCCGGACGTGCTGAAGCTCGCCCGCGCGGTCGAGGACGCCATGACCGGGATCGTCTATACCGACGACGCGTTGATCGTCCGCGAGTTGATCGAGAAGGAGTGGGGCGACAGCGACGAGGTGTGGGTCGCTGTGTACGAGGCGTCAGTCGACCGCACCTACGAGACGGGAGAAACCGATGGACGAGGCTGAGTACCGGAACGCGGAACGGGTGCTCCGCGACCACTGGCCTACCGAGGAGCGCGTCGAGCTCGGCCGGCTTGCCGAGGAGCATCCTGCGGAGGCGTTGGTGGTGGCGGATCTGGTTGCGTTGCTCGACGCGAGGCCGGTGACGTGATGTCCGCGACGATGATGGCAGACGTCAAGAGCATCGTCGTGGTCGTCGCATCGAACTACAGGCAGGCGTGCATGGCGACGGAGATCGAGAAGCTGCCGCCGCCCGACTCTCGAAGTCGTCCGGGTGTGCCAGAGGTCGTGATCTTCGTCGGTCCGCGCGACGAGCATCGGATCATGGGAATGATCCCAGACAGGATCATCTTCGCGACGCCGGTGCTTCTGTTCGGACACGAGGCGACGCGGCTGTATCAGGTTCGTGATGAAGCGGAAGCGCGCGGCCTACGCAACAACGTGAAGCCGGAGTTCGTGGAGACATGAGAGTCCGGGCGTTCTTCAAGGAGATCCGCGGGCCACGCTCCCTCCGCAAAGTCGCCGAGGCCGCAGGCATCAACCCCGGCATGTTGTCGAGGATCGAGCAGGGCGTCGCGTTCCCGAAAGACGACGAGATCCCCGCCCTCGCAGCCGCATATGGGGCACCGATCACAGACTGGTACCCGCCGTTGGTGATCGTCGCGATGGAGTTCGACGACACGGCGTTGGAAGCACTCAGGGAGCGTCTGCACGAGGAGTGGCTGGCGTCGAGGTAGATATGTCCATCCGATGCGGTGCGCTATCCTCCGCATCGTCTGACGGCTCATCAGGGCCTCTCCCTTGCCCGAGCTATGCCGTCAAGCCAGGATCAGGCGATCATGACGAGGCATCAGAGATGGTGCCTCGTCGCTATTCGAGGTATAAGGAGACGCCATGTTCCTCGCTGTCATCACCCTTCGGGACGTCATCTACGTGCTCGCCGCGCTCGCGCTCGTGCTGGTCGTGATCTACCTTCTCAGGCGCGCGTAAAGGATGATTCGTCTGCTGCTCGACATCGCAGGAGCACCGTCGACTCCGGCGGGACTCGTTACCGCCGTCGGGACGGTCATCATCGCGCTCACCGCGCTCGTCGCGGCAGTCGGCGGTCTCATTCCGATTCTTCGCTCTACGAAGAAGATGGCGAAGACGGTCGCCGCAACGAACGCCACAGTCGAAGTTGTCCACACGATCGTCAATCAACAGCGCACCGACGCGCAGCGGTACAACATCGCGCTGTGCGAACTCCTCAAGAAGCACGGCATCGAAATACCGATCGACCAGTCGTTGCCGGTCGTCGGTGAGCCGGACGCGAAGCCCGGTCAGCCGCACTAACGACACGACGTCGGGAGGCGCATGTGTCCACTGTTGAGCGTGAGCCGGAGACTGTGACGGTGACACGCTGGCGGCAGTCCGCGCTCATCGAAGCCGGCTATCCCGTCGAGGAGGCTGTCGTCCTCGCGGAGCGCGCCGACGTCGACTTGCATCGCGCGATCGGGCTGCTCGAGCAGGGGTGTTCTGTCCCGTTGGCGTTGAGGATCCTGCTGTGAAAGGAGTCAGGCCATGAACGGTGCTCTGAATCTGCATCCGAAGGTCGTCGGCGGTACGGGTGGTGGCACGCTCGGCATCCTCGTCGTGTGGCTGCTCGGGCTCGCGCATGTGACGGTCGACCCGGTGGTTGCGGGCGCGCTCGTGACGGTGCTCGCGTTCGTCGGCGGCTACCTCGCCCCCGTCTTCCACGCGCTTCAGGGAGAACTCGTCTCTCTCAGCACCCGCCTTGAGCCGCGCGTTGCTCCGGAGACGACCACGACGACCATGACGAAGACGCAACCGACCCCTACGAAGTGACCGCCGCCTGCCCGCTCTGCGGGTGGGTCAAACCGCTACCGCCGCATGTGTCGATGACGAGTTGCCCGTGCGGGTGGCGAGACTCCGAGGAGGAGCGAAATGCCGACACAGGTTCGCGGCGCGGATGGACGCGTCATCATGAAGGAGACGAACGACGGTGACGCGACGCAGCTTGCGCGCCAGGTTCACGCGAACACGGGCGAGGTCGTGACGCTCGTCCCGTTCATCGACAAGCACGGCGAGTGGGTGCTGGACGAGGCGAACGCCAGGACGTTCGGCGCACCACAGGTCGAGGAAACCGTGCTCGCCGACGAGATCACCGACGACGAGCTCGACGCGCTCAAGGTGAAGGATCTGAAGGCGCTCGCCGAGCGCGAGCAGGTCGACCTTGGTGATGCGACGAAGAAGGACGACATCGTCGAGGCGATCAAGGACGCTCGCTCCGCGAAGGCGACGGCGTCGACCTTCGACCAGAAGTAGTCCCCCGCCGCGGACGGTCGCAACGCAGCCGCAAGGCGTGCCCCGGCCGCCCGCACCAAGCGTTGCCCGTAACGACATAGAACGGGCTTTTGCGAACCCGACGCGAGATTGCTGCGCCCGTGCACGGGCGCGTCCTAGACGGGGCGGCTAGGAACCCGCGCGCTTGATCAAGCGCGCGGATGAGCACGGGTACCGTTCCACCATCTTCCATCCCGGAGGAGAGCATGGCCGACCTGACGTGGTTCCAGCCGACCCCGGTGCAGGAGCAGTTCATCCGAGCCGTCGATAAGGAAACGATGTACGCCGGCGGCATCGGCAGCGGCAAGACCCTCGCCGGAGGCTTCAAGGCGCTGTGGGCGTCCTTGGAGTGGCCCGGCACCACGGGCCTCGTCGGACGGCAGACGTACCGCTCGCTCGAGGACACGACGAAGCGCGTCATCCTCGACGGCGACGACAAGCCCGCCGTCATCCCGGCCGAGTTGATCGCGCACCGCGACGACCGCCAGAACCGCGTCGTATTGAAGAACGGCAGCGAGATCCTGTTCCGGTCGCTCGAGGACTACAACGTCGAGAAGCTTCGCTCCCTCAACCTCGGCTGGTTCTACGTGGACGAGGCGACAGAGTCGACGCTGAAGCTGTGGATGGAGCTCTGCGGACGTCTCCGGCATCCGGTGGGGCCTCGGATCGGGTGGGGCACGACGAACCCGAACGGCCACGACTGGGTGTGGAAGCGGTTTCACCCCGACGCCGGGGTGAACGCGGGCCCGTTGTTCCATCAGCCGTCCCGGTCGAATCCGCACCTCGCCGCCGACTACCTCGAGCATCTCGTGGGCGCGATGCCGAAGGAGTGGATCAAGCGGATGGTCGACGGGTCGTTCGACACCGCCGCCGGCATGATCTGGGATCAGTGGGACCGCAACGTGCATGTGGTTCCGACCGGCACTGTGCGAGACCTTCCCGTACGGTGGTTCCGGGGTCGAGCTCTCGACCACGGGCGCCGGAATCCGACGGCTGTGGGTTGGTGGATGGTCGACAACGACGGCTTCCTGATCATGGCCGACGAGCATTACGAGTCGGGCCTGCTTCCGTCGCAGCACGCGCCGATCATCAAGGCGAAGGACGAGATGCTCGCAGAGGGGATCAACCTCGGTGCGATCATCGCGCCGCCGGACTGCTTCCGTCTGGACGCGAACGGGCATAGCGTCGCCGACGAGTACCTCTCCTCGGCTGGGCTCGTGCTCACACCGGCTGACGACAACGTCGATGCGGGTCTGCTGCGGGTGGCGGAGTGGTTGAAGCGTGACGCGACACTCGTGTTCCCGGAGTGGCACGAGTGGTGCGGCACCCTCGGCCCTGACGGTCTCGGTTCGCCCCGCATGTTCATCGCGGACTGCTGCCAGGAGACGATCACCGAGATCCCTCAATACAGTTGGCGCGACCTCGCTCCGCAGCAGGAGGAGAAGCAGGATCAGCCCGAGGAGCCGCGGAAGCTGAACGATCACGCGTGCGACATGATCCGCTACTGGGTGATGTCGCGCCCGCGGCCGTTCCAGAACAGCATCGTCCACGCCGACCCTGACCGCGGCCTCGCGAACGCTGGCGCGGTCACACACGACCTCATCAACCGGAGGTTCTAGATGGCTACTCCCCGTGGAGTTCTCTCGTTTCCGTTGTTCGCAGGATCGGGCGAGCAGAGCATCGCAGCGTCCGTGCCGACCCTCGGCGGCGCGATGTACATGCGCGTCCAGTCCGGATCCGTCATCTGGACGGACCAGCCGACCACGCTTGCGAGCCTCCTGACCGCATCGAACGGGATGCTTATGTGTCCCGTCGATGGCGTCTTCACGTACTACGGCAACCCGGCGAACCTCCGCTTCCGCGACTGCGGCGCCGGCGCGGTCGTCGTCATCAGCTTCTACGAGTCCGCCGGCCTCGGCGGCGTCGGCCTCTAAAGGGAGGTCCGCATGTCCCGGCTCGGCAACTTCTTCGGCCGCCTCGGCAACGGCCTTGTGCCGCCCGCGAACGACCTCGGTGACCCGTCCACCATCCCTGGCGACCACGTCCATCCCAGCCTCGACATCGAGGGGACGGATCGTCGGCCGCCGTTCGGCGCGTCAGGCACGATCAACTACAAGGGCTACCTTCAGACGTCCGAGTACAACCCGGATTTGCAGTGGCCCGCCTGCCTCGACGTGTACGAGCGGATGCGCCGGTCTGACCCGTCGGTGCGGGAGACGCTGTGGCACATGTTCGGGCCGGTCATCAACGCCGTCTGGACGATCGAACCTCCCGACGACCCGAGCGACCTTGAGCGCGAGCAGGCCGCGTGTGCGCACGCGGCGCTGTTCGAGTGGCTCGAGCAGCCGTGGACTGAGGTGCTCGAGCACGCCCTGTCGTATCTGACGTTCGGCCATTCCGTGTTCGAGCCTGTCTTCCAGGCTGTGACGCGGTCGCTGACCGTCGTTCAGCCCGCCGACGCGTCGGCCGCTCAGGAGGAAGCCTCCGAGGAGACACCTCCGACGCCGACGCCCGGCGCTGTCGCCGCCGCCGACCTTCCGTCGCTCGGCGCGCAGCCGGTGCCGGATCCGCCGATGCCTCCGGACACGGAGACGAAGCTGATGCCGCCCCGCCAGTTCACGACGTGGCGCCGGTTCAGCCCGCGGCTGCCGAAGACGTTGTGGCGGTGGAACACGGACGAGTACAGCGAGTTGAAGTCGGTGACGCAGACGACGTGGCTGACGCTGCCGGACGGCTCGCAGGGCTACCGCATCGTCGACATTCCCGCCGAGAACCTGATGGTGTTCACGCACGAGAAGTGGGGCGACGAGTGGACGGGCATCTCGATCCTCCGTTCCGCCTACAAGCCGTGGGTGATGAAGGAGATGATCGAGAAGATCGCCGGCATCGCGTATGAGCGGCATGGTGTCGGCTACCTGATCGGGTACATCCCGCGCGAGCGTGCCGAGGACGACAACCTGCGCGCGCAGATGGGCCAGATGTTGTCGCAGCTGAAGCAGGACGCGTACGCGGTCATGCCCGGACCGAAGCAGATGTCGGGCTCGACCGGCCCGCAGGGGTACCTCATCGAGATTCTCACGCCGCCGGGTGGACTCCCGAACTTCGAGCCGATCCTTCAGTACTACCGCTCCGAGATCGCAGGTGCGATGCTGGCCCGCTTCAAGGAGCTCGGCCATGGTTCGACGGGTGCGCGCGCGACAGCGGACGTGCAGTCGGCGGTCTGGTACAACGCGTTGCACGCGGTCGCGCGATACGTGGAGTCGAACTTCAACGTCGCGATCCGACGCCTGATCGACCTGAACTACACGGGCGTGCAGCGGTACCCGAAGCTGAAGGCGTCCGGTATCGAGGCGCGCAACATGCTCGAGTTCGCGCAGGCCATCGCGCTGCTCACCGACTCCGAGATCCTGTCGCCCGACCTCGGTACGCGGCAGTGGGCGCGCACCGTGATTGACGCTCCGCGCGAGGATCTCGCGGAGACGCGGGCGCGGGAGGAATACAAGGCGGCGCAGACGCAGCACGCCAACGCGACGGAGGTTGCGAAGGGGCAGGCGTTGGCGCAGGTGAAGGCGTCGATTCCGGCTCGCGGTAACGAGACGTCGTCTTCGGAGAACGGGGGTCGGCCACGCGTATCGAACGCAGCCGATGATGGTGCGCTACGAGAGTTCATCGTTGCGTATGCCGAGTCGAGCGAACCGGATCGCGCACTGCTTCTCGAGGCGATGCGGGTGATTGGTGAGAGCGAAGGGAGTCCCGAGTGAAGGACAAGATGATCGTGTGCGAACTGCCCGTCCTCGCCGTTGACGCGACACGGCAGCGCATCCAGGTGTTCCCTGCCGCTGGCGAGTACGTGCATCCGAGGACTGGCCCGTTCACGTTGACGGACGACACGCTCGCGGAGTTCACGGCCGACCTGAACGCTCGCGGCAACGACATCCCCATCGACCGAGACCACGCGTTCTACAAGGGGCAGTCGGCGCCGGCAGCGGGATGGTTCGTGTCGGGCACAGCGGAGCAGGATTCGGCGGGCGTCACGGCCGAGGTCGAGTGGACGCCGAAGGCCGCGGAGGAGGTCCGCAACCGCGAGTACCGCTTCATCAGCCCCGAGTTCGGGTTCGCGCACGCGGGCATGGACGGACGGAAGATCCCCGAGCCGCACGTCGCAGCCTCGACGATCACGAACCGGCCTTTCTTCCGTTCGATGCAGCCGATCGCCGCCGAAGACCTGCCGCTCGAGGACGAGTTCGTGGTCGCGGACGCGTTCGGTGAGGAGGTGGCGGACACGCTGACGAAGATCAGCGCCGACGCTGCCGCCGAGGTCGTCGCCGCCGCCGCCGCCGCATCCTCGACGGGACGGGTCGCGTTCGCCGATCCTGGCTACCGGAAGGACTCGCAGCCGCGCTACACGCTCCGCTCGAGCGAAGACGTGCTCGTCGCGTGGAAGGCGATCCGCCATCCGAAGGTGATCGCCGCCTACGACCGAGACCAGATGTCCCGCATCAAGGCCCGCATCAAGCGGGCGGCCAAGAAGTTCGGCGTCACGATTGGCGCCGACACGACCGCAGGAGGAGACATGGATCTGACCGCACTGGCCGCTGCCGCGGGCCTGACGATCGCGGACGACGCCACCGACGACCAGGTGGTCGAGGCGCTGAAGACGCTCGCCGCCGAGAACACGGAACTGAAGACGAAGCTCGACGCCGCACCGAAGGACAGCGACATGAAGACGCTGATCGCGTCGGCTGCGAAGGGCGAGCAGGCCGCGACCGAGCTCGCCGTGATGAAGCGTGACACGGCGATCACCGCCGCTGTCGACGAACTCAAGATCACGGCGGCCGAAAAGGCGACGTACGAGGGCTTCTGGGCGATCGACCCGGAGGGCACCGCGAAGCTGCTGGCCGACATGCAGCCGCGCCTCCCGAAGTCGGGGTTCGGAACCGAGGCCGCGAAGACCGCGGTCATGGGTGCGGACGGGAATCCGCTCGCGAACGCGGCCGGCGGCGTCGTCACCGCCGACACCACGGCCGTGATGGTCGACGGTGTCCCGATGCCCGTCGACGAGGGCAGCGCGCAGGTACACGCAGCCGCGATGAACCTCCTCGCCACTCGTGGCGTGAAGGAGACCGACGAGAACTACGGCGACATGTACGTGACCGCCTGCATCGACGCAGCCCGCCAGGTCGGCGTCGATCTCAGCCACATCACGGCCTAGCCGACCACCACGAAGAAGGAGAAGCTCACATGAGTTGGCAGAACGTGAAGCAGACGCTCCCGGGCGTTGCCGCGTCGGCGGTCGCGATGTACGCCGTGCTGAAGCGCGACCTCACCGTCGACAACCAGTACTTCACCGCGGGGTCGGTCAACGACGACGCGGTCGGCATCTCGCTCGCGACGGTGCCGACGTACGGGTACGCCGTCCCGGTCGCCGTCGAAGGCGTCACGAAGGTCCTCGTGATCGCCTCGTCGGGTGCGGGGGCACGGATGAGCGTCGGATCCACGAACGGCGGCGTCATCCCCGTCATCCCGTCCGGTCTCGCGACGAGCATCGGTTCGGCGCTCGGCGTCCAGGGCTTGCGGTACTCGATCGGCGTGTTGCAGGAAGCACGCGCCGCAGGCGAGTACGGCTCGCTGTTCATCGACCCGCGCGAGATCGTCTAGCGCGGCCCGACAGGAAGAAGGAGGAACGCACATGCCTGGCGAGCCCGTAGGAGGCGTCCATGTCGACGCACTTCTGTCCAACCTCGCGCTGCTCTACCGGCCGACCGAGTTCATCGCGGACGGCCTCAGTCCCTACCTCGACGTCGTCCACGAGTCCGACATCTACCCCGTCTGGACGCAGGGCGACTTCTATGGCACCGACGTCGATGACCTCGTCGCCGACCGCGCGGAGCCGAAGTTCGTCGAGATCAGCCACACGACCGCTCGGTACCAGTGCCAGCGGCGCGAGCTCGCGTGGGACATCTCGGATCGTGAAATGCAGAACGCGGATGCGCCGCTCCGGTTGGAGCGGAACAAGCAGGTCGCAACGATGGGCCGGCTGATGCTGAAG